ATAATTAGAGCATAACTCCATTATTTCTTTATCGCGTTGTGAAAAAGGCAGTATAACAAAAATATTAATCAGAACACTATGTTTTTTCCATAAATGTTGTCACTTTTTTCTTTACGTTTTATTATTTTGTATCTTTATAACAAATGGCATTCTTTCCTATTCGTTATGTACCCAAATCAATTACCAGAAAAGATAAAAAGAAAGTTATTTCTATGCTACGAAAGTCCAAAAAACTATATAAGAAAAATCAGTATTATACACGAAAAAAGATTGCGTCTTATAAAAGTAAGAAATCCAAACATTTGACCAAAGCATTCAAAATATACAATGTGAAAACTATGGTACCAAATGCAGAACTTGCCAGAAAAACAGGATGTAGTATAGACGCTTTGAATCAAATTGTGAAAAAAGGTGAAGGAGCCTATTATTCTTCTGGTTCACGACCGAATCAAACACCACAATCATGGGGTTTAGCAAGATTAGCTAGTTCATTGACAGCAGGTAAAGCTGCTGCGGTTGATTTTGATATCATAAGAGAAGGATGTAATCATAAAAAGAAAGCATTTCTATTAGCTAACAAGTCACGAAAAAAATACAAGTATGGACATTCTGGTACACCACATGTAAAGGTAACCTAGAACACTTCTTTTTGTCTACTAGTTCTTCCCTTCACGAGTTTCAATGACATACATCTCTAATATATCATCCACATTTTGTAATTCTCCCCAATTCATAGATGGAAACGCTAAATGATAATTTATTTCATCTTTCACTATTTTCAAATAATATTTTGTATTTTTTGTTAAATCAGGTTCTCTTTTTTTGTAAACGAAAATATCAGGTGTTTTTACACTCATAGGATCAGTATCAAAATTCAAATACATTGGCTGTTTATCCAGAATAATCCGCTCGGTACCATTTGTATGTACAATTTTCAGTATAGTAAAAATATAATAATCGCAACCCATTGGAAAAAAAGGATAGTATATATTCTATTCCTTTTTTGTAAAAAACGGGTTCAAATTCCTTTAGAAGAATATGACCATATTATAAAATGGATGCTATTATAGAAGAAGCTTTACGTAGCATTTTAAATGAAACCTTAGTAGAACCTTCTGCCGAACCGCCTCTTTCGGAGCCAAATAATGTTGTTAGTGAAACTATTCTCCCCGCCAGAGAACCCGGAAGAATAATGGATATTTCTATGTCTTTTGTAGAAGAAGAACCATCTTATCATTCTGTTTTGGAGGGATTAAAAAATCATTTAGATGACTATCATAGAAATATACGATTGTATCAACAAAATATATCACAAATGAATCGTATGTATCAGAACATGATACAATCAGCAACACCCATAAGACGAACACCACGATTTAATAGAAATACGAATCAAACAAATGATTTTGCAAGGGAACTTCTGAGAATGACAAGAGGTAATCCACAAGGTCGTTTAATTGAATTTTATTTTCCAGGAGAAACAGCTAGGATTCCAACTGCAAGAGAAATTGAAAATGCAACCGATAGAATAGTCTATTCGCCTTCTCTTGAATTAAATACACGAACATGTCCTATTACTTTAGAAGAATTTACAAATGGAGAAGTATTAAGTACCATTCGTCATTGCCGACATGTTTTCAAACAAACCGCATTATTTCATTGGTTTTCTAGAAATTCTCATTGTCCAGTTTGTCGTTATGATATTTTAAGTCGTACTACTTTATAGGATAGAAAAATATGGATGAACCCATTTCTACTTATTTAAACCCTTTCGTTTCTCTCGTTCCTGAGATTTCTTTTTCTAAATCAAATGTTTCTTTTATGAAAAACTTTTTAACTCGTATTCATAAAAATAATCTCTTATGGAAAAAACAAAAAATAATAGAATTATCTCCTTCTCAAGAACATCCTCTGGATTATTCTTCCATACCATCAAGTATCCGAGAGAATATTGAACAAAAATGTACACATCAAAAATGTTATAAAATAGAATGGAAGCAACGAACTTTTTTTCTACATTTTTATTTGGACCGAGTCTATTCTCCTTACGAAATAAGAAAAAAATTACAACGAATCTTTCTATGGTTAGTTATGGTTGTACAATCAGCATCTTCCCCACCTTGTAGTCCCATTCTTCATATTTATTTTTATTTTACAGATATGAAAAAAGAATTGCCAAAACAATCAAATGAAATTATACACGAACATCATGCCAATACCGCTTTTACTTATGCGTGTTCTAGTGTTCACGATAAAAGTGTCATTTATATTTTTCGTAAAGAAGAATGGTTTCGTGCATTTATACATGAAACCTTTCATCATTTTGGGTTGGATTTTTTACGATTAGATCAATCAGAAAGCATAAAACGAATACAAGAAACGTTTCATCTCTCGCATATAAAAGATATACGTGTATATGAAACCTATTGTGAAGTTTGGGCAGAAATGATACAAATACTTTTTTATGTTTCGTTTTCTAGTCCATCAAGAAAAAACACAGGGAATTCTACTAGAAAACATAAAACGAATACGATGAATAACGTGTATAAATGGTTGAAATATGAACGATTGTTTTCACTTTTTCAATGTACAAAAGTATTGAAGTTTCATCATATAGATTACTTTTCTCTTTTAGATAATGTGTCCATCGGTCAAAGATATAAAGAAGACACACAGGCGTTTTGTTATTATATTCTGAAATGTATTTTAATGGTTCATATAGATTCTTTTTTAGAATTTTGTAATGGAAAGATACAGTTTTTATTAACACAAGAAAACTTAAGAAAATATACGGATCTCATTCTTTCTCTTGCACGATCGGATAGAATGAGAGAAGGTATCGGAATGGTAGAAAAAAATAAGATATTGGATTCTGGTTTTCAATCTACATTACGAATGAGTTCGTTGGAATTTTCTTAGAAATCATAAATAATAATAAAAAATTGAAAATAAAAAGAATTTTTTATTATTTTAAAATGAAAACATTGTATTCTTTACCTGATGATATACTACGGTTGATATTTGACTTTGATTCTACCTATAGAGATTATTTCTCTCAAAAAATAGTTCCTATTCTACCCTATTTTTGTTTAAGAAAAAAGAATCATTTATTGTTTCGTGCGAGAGAAATGATGGAAAAAATAGAAGATCCTAATATTTCACGTTTTTGGAAAATATATGATGATTCTGTGGAATTATTTGAAACAGTGGATGATGTAACATCTCATTATACTCTTCGTTTTGTAAATCAAAATAAAATTTCACGTTTTATTTCGTTATTTATGATGGATGAAGATCGCGAGCATTATTCTTTTTGTATGAATACGATCAATATAGAAGAATATTTCATTCATTGCATTCAACCTCTCTTACTAAAACATAAACATAATCATATTGTGGTAGATTCCGAAAACAAAGAATATTATTATCACTTGAATTTTCAACCGTATCCACGAGGTCTTACTACAGACAAGGCATTTATTTATGACGATAAAGATGACGAACAATTAAGTGCAGCCGTAGGTATATTTGATGGAAAAACACCTATTTTCTTCAAGAAACCTCAAGGAATAAAAAAGGTAATTAAAAGAGCACGTTCTCATTTTCTTAATTGAAATCGTATGTTTTACCTCCTCCATTACTATCAGAATCTACTACATTCGTATAAAAGTAAGTTTGTATTTGTTCATTTTGCCATTCTTCATAACGTTGTTGTTCATTTGGTTTGTTTCCACGTATTCTATCATAGAAAAATTCTTCAGGATAATATAGTACTCTTTCTGGATCCAGTATTGTATTGGTAGGTATGACTTCCGTTGCAACAGGTACAACTTGATTTCGCATACTCCGAGTGATACGGCCTGAATAAGGGCTAGCTAATGTTCCTAATTGTTGGACAATGATTTGACTAGTTTCTGTATCGGTTAATTCCGGAAAAGTACTACTCATCGTTTCTAAATCACTGAAAGATATGGGACATATTTTGTGGATTAAATATTCATAACCAAGCCGAAAAAGGAAAACTACCATAGTCCATTGTTGAATGGCGATAAAATAGTCACAAGTGTCGTAATCATTCTTTTTTTTATGGATATCAATAGAAATGTCAGTACAACCAATAAAGTCAAGAGTAAGTGTTGTAATGGAGAAAATAAAGATTCCTCCTAAAATAAGTTCCATTAAAATACTTTCGTTGTTTTCTCTTGTTGCACCATATGAACTTGTTCCACCATATGAACTTGTTCCACCATATGAACTTGTTCCACCGTATGAACTTGTTCCACCATATGAACTTGTTCCACCGTATGAACTTGTTCCACCATATGAAAATGTTTTATTTCCGTTATACATATTTTTTAATTGTTTTTTCAATTCTTTTATCATTTTTTCGTCAAATATGTGTTTTTTATGATTTTGTTTTTTCATGTTTTTGTAGAACGTTTGAAATTCTACTGCTTTTTGATATCCATTCTTCATTGTTTCGCTCAATTGTTTTTGAAAAGAACTATTCATTTTTATTTTACTCTTAAAAAAAATATAATCGACTAATAATAACCAATTTTTGATATGAATGACGTTTTTCATACGAGTTTGTTTCTTTTTTAGAAAATCATAAATCATTTTGGAAATGTATTTCGTTTTCATTTTTTTTTCAGTTTTCCTTTTATGACTTTTGGATTTATTTCTTGTTTGGTAATACATGTTATACATTATATATGTATTTTTCTATTAGAAAAAAGAAAGTACGAGAAATAAAAAATGAGATAAGAAATAACAGAACACTTTACAAAACAGAATTATATCTATACGATATTCTCTTTCCATTCTTTTGTTAAAACACATCCTAATGTTTTCGTTCTTTCAATATTCTTTCTTTTTGTATACATAATCACTACGTTCTGAATCGTATTTAACTTCTTGGTATGTTGTTTACATAATAAAGATCCATGACGAATGACTTTTTGAAGATCTTTTTTTGTAAGTGTCATATCAGATATAACAGCGACAACATGACAAGAAGAAATATCTTTTGCATGGAACCATAGATCCTCTGGATCACTTATTTTGACTATTTGATCATTGTCTTCTGCATTTTCTCCTACACGATATAAAACCGAAAAATCTGAAAAAGAGATTTCAATACTTTTCATTCTTTTCTATGCAGAATCTTTTTTGAAAAAGTACATCCTTTCAAATTTCTAATTTTTTCCTAGAAAAGAAATATTAGTTTTTCTAGAAAAAAGAAACAAGTAAAGAATAGCATGTTCTCTATGAAAATGGTCTCTGAAATTGAAAAGAAAATAATGGAATTAGATAAAAAACGTTTGGGATTTTCTGAAAATATGCAATTAGTATGTAGAAAAAAAAACGTTTCAAAAAAGATTAGATCAATTCCTTCGTATGTTATGAACCCTAACCCGTATGATTTAGAAAAAGAATATAAAACGAAACGACGTTTTTTAAGTAACAGAAATGTTTGATATTATGATACCTGATATTTATATTCAATTAAGTACTGGATTAGGAATATATTTTATTATTAATTCTTTATTAGATAAGAAAGTCATTGTATTAACATCATCAGTATGGTTCAGAGAAAAATGGTTTGTACAAATAGTATTATTACATAATGTCGCTTTAATGCTTTATTCTGGATGGACCTTTCAAAAAAGTATTTTAATAATGTATCAATTTATGACATGGGATGATATTTTTCATCCAACAATAGAAAATACTGCTTTATTTAATTCGTCTTTTTATGATGTAGCTTATTATTTTTATGTGAGTAAATATTACGAATTTCTAGATACATGGATTCATTATTTGAAAGGACGAAAACCTATTTTTTTACAAGTTTTCCATCACACTGGAGCAGTGATTTTAATGGGTATAGGTATATTGTATAAATGTCATGGAATTTGGGTATTTGTTGTATTTAATAGTTTTGTGCATACCATCATGTATTTTTATTATGCTTTGAGTACAATTGGAATTCCTTTTCCTTTAAAATCTTGTATTACCGCAATACAAATAACACAATTTGTGATAGGAATTCAATTTGCAGTTTATTACGACCTCTATACGATTCAATCCATTCAACAAAGTATAGCTTTAAAAAGTCTTATTTTATATTTAGTTGGATTGATCTATCTGTTTACTGATTTCTATACAAGCAACTATAAAAAAAAATAAACTAGTAGAATCATTCTAAAAAAGGTTAGAATCAACTATTGAGAAAATGGTTCTTTTTTCTTTTTTCCAGAACATGAAAAAAAGAAAAGGAAAATTTCAGACTTCAATCTTAGGAACAACCTTATTTTTCGCTCTTTCACGATATGCATTAAATTTCGGAGTTTGTTTTTTACAATTAGGACAAGAAACATGTATGTGATTAGAATGACAAGTTTTAATCCAATTCACAAAACAAGTATTACCAAAATGGTGACTACAATCAGTACTTATCACATCTTTCATTAAATGTTGTTCTAAGCAAATAGAACATTTATCTTCCATTGGACTTTCTAGTTTCATCTTGGCTAAGACTCGTAAAGGAATCTCAATTGGTTTTTTATCTTGTAAAATTCGTTCCACTTCTACACTTAACCGATGATCTAAAGTTCGTATTTGTTCTACTAAAAGAATCAGACTTTCATAACATAATAAAATAGTGGTTTGAAGAGATGATTTAAATAAATCTACCATTTCTACCATATGATTATTACTTAATACATTTTCTAGTTCACTACAATCACTTCTACGTTTGTGATAAATACGAATATTAACAATTAATGAGCGAGATAAACGAGCATATTCATCTGTTTCAATCTGATGTTCAATGACTTGATTTCGTCTTTGTCTACGATTGTTTTGTATATGTCGTATTGCATTATCTAATTCGTTCAATGGGAAAAGGTACTGTCCGTCCATTTTCTATATAATATATTGTGAAGTACTAGAAGACAATTTTTTAGTTTAAGCCGTTTTTGAATAAAAATGATGTAATGTTTGTATCCCGTATTTTTTATTGTACAATTCGGTCAAGAAAGGATCAAATAATAACATTTTAATTTCATTGGAACAATATTTTTCCCTTTTCTTCATAAATACTTCTAAATCATTTGTTTCTTTATACCATTCCTCCATTTTTTTATGATATTCTATTGTTTTTTTCCCCTTGCATATATATATCTTGTCTAAAGCTAAACCTAAAAGTTGTTGTAAAGGATTCATTAATTGGTTGGTAATATAGTAAGTATAATCCAACACTAATTTCTTTTGTGTGACATAATCCAATGTTTCAATCCTTTCTCCTAATAAAACGGATTTCTTTTCTAAGGATTGTATAAACACATATTTCATTCTTTCTCCTGGTTTGGGTTTATTCCCAGGGTCTCGTTCTCCAATACGGTTCGCTAATACTTTATGTGCAATTTGATCTGGATTTTTATAATCACTACGTAATGATTTTGTAATAGCTAATTTATCCATAGAAACATTTCCTTTGACTAATTTCTTTAATGAGTCATTTAAGAATTCTAATGCTTTTTGAATATTTTCTGGTTCTTTCATCAGAATAGTTAAAATACCTCCATATACATCTTTTAGATAATCACATGAATCACGTCGTTTTAAAGGTAATCCCATAAATTTGAGTTTTCCTTTATTCGGATTGAATTCATACAAGATTCCAACATATCGTTTTTTACTCAGAAGAATAAAAGACATGAGCGTTTTCTCATAGGTTAATTTCATTGGAGGAGGTAAATGATTAGAACATAATTGTGCGGCTTCTTGAGCTAATTCAATCGTAATTTCTAATGCTTTTGTTCCACGAATTGGCTTTCCATCCAATTCTTCTAAATTAAAACTAAAGAATACACTGTCTGTATCTCCATACACATAAGACGATCTTGTTCTTACTGTTTCACCGTTTTTTGTAGTATAGATCGTATTTTCATAAACTTCTTCAATCATTCTTTTCGCATATGTGATCATTTGTCTTCCAATGGATGTAATAGATGCAGCCACATCTTTTTCAAAGAAAGTAGAAACACTAGAACCCATTTGACCATACAAGGAGTTGGCTGTTACTTTGTATCCTAGTTGACGTTTATCTAAAACATTTGCAATAAAAGGATCCGTTTCATTTTCTGCTTTTGTTCTTGTTTCTTTTCTAGCCGATAGTAAATCTCCAATGATAGAAGGAATAATTCCTTCTTGACCTTGTGCCCAACAACATACTTTTTTCCCACATTTTTCTTTTTGTTTTCTTCCTAATTTCCCATTGGCTGTATATTTTTGTACTTGTGCGAAGGTATCAAATTCTACTGTTATATATTTATATTCTGGTAAATGATAATATTTTTCAGCAGACTCTGATAGTTGTGTACGGTTTTCTTCCGTAATAGTAATATCATTTATTTTGATCAGTTCTCCTTTTAAATCATAGGTTTTTGTCCATACCTTACTATCTGGTGATAAATTCCATCCTTTTGCTATAGACGGATATAAAGAAGAATAATCTACACATGCGACGGGATTATCGCCATACATAGCACATTTCGGTGGTAACACAATCGCACCTTCATATCCATCATCTTGTTCAATAGGTTCTAAATCGGGCATAAGTGTATTTTTTTCACGACATATTTTTGCGACATAACTAGTTAATTTGATACCTTGTCCACGAAATACTAGAAAACGTATAGGTACATTACAAATACGTGACATTTCTGAATATCCCGTGATAACATCCATTTTTTTCATTAAATGTTGAACTAGATTGCAATCTTGAATACAATATTTAGCAACAATCGCACGACTAGAGGCAGATTCTTTAGATAAACGGAAAATATCTTGTGGTGTTACATCATCTTTGGCAATTCCCCATTTTAAAGAAGCTAATTGAGAGGTCAAATCAGAATAAATTCCGTCAATCGTAAATACTTGATATGTTCCAGGAGGTATTTCTACGGATGAGGATGA